ATCAGATCAAATACCTGATAATCCGGAATGCTGAGCCGGAGCTGTAGTTTTCGGATTTTTGCAGTTTCCCGGTAAGGATAGCTTACCGATCCGTTGTTAAATTTTGCGCAGAAGGAAGAAAGGTAAAAAAGAAGAGCGGCGGCATCATGGCCGGCACACTCTTCCGCCCTTGCAAGTGTGAAGTATTCTGTTTGGTTACACATATGGCCTCCGTGGTTTGGATTTTTTACGCCTGCTGTGCATATGGCACCAAGTTATATTGATAATCTTTTCCCTTCGTCGAGATATTTCAATTCTTTAGTGTAGCTTTCAACCTCATTTTCCAAACGCCCGAGATATCGTTGTTGTCTTTCGACAGGCAACATACGGAAGAGGTCCAGTAATTCGTCTTCCGTGCTGGTAGTCTTCTGGACTGCAGGTGGCTCCTGACCTGTCAGCAAGTAATCAAGCGAAACGCCGAGAAACCTTGCGATTGTAGGCATATAGCGTGCAGGTGGGTCCTTTTTGCGAGCTTTCCATGTTGACATAGTGGAAGTCTGGATATCCAGTGTCTTACACAGATCAATAGCTGTTTTATCCCGCTCTTTGAGAGTCTGCGAGATTCGTTCGATGATTTCCATGTTTTACCTCCATACAGTAAATAATACGCAAATACGAGCAAAACTATTTACAAACTCGCAAAAATGTAGTATAATATATACATGAAACATCAATAAAATCAAATTTGCGAGATTGGAATTGCGCTGTTTCATAGTACCTGCGAGTTTGTAAATAATCGTAATTGTATTATAACACGCAGGCACGAAAAAGTAAAACACAAATGCGAGAAAGGAGTGAAACGCAAGTGTATGTTAGTCTTTCAGAGTGGAGCATAGAAGTGAGGTCTGCGCTCCCAAAAAAGAAAACGAACCTGCAAAGTGTGTCAGAGAAGATTGGCTACGGCTATACGGTGGTGGCGGCTCTTCTCAGCGGACGTATTGTAAAGAGCAATTACCTTGACATTGCGAAAAAGATCAACGAAGTCTTGGATGTGCAGGTATTGCCGGAGAAACCGCCGCTTCCATCGGATGAATGGTGCGGTGAGGTGAGATCAAAGATGTATGTTCAGAAAATGAACATGGCCCATCTGAGTAAAGCCGTAGGTTTCAACCGTGACAGATTATCGCTGGTGCTGAACGGACACGCAATTGACGAACCTGTTATTGAAAAAATCAATGAAGTTCTCAAAATCGAAGTGCCGGTAGTTCCAACAGGTGCTAAGTAAATTATAAGTGAAAGACAGGTAAATGAGAATGGGAAAGAACCCTATAAAAGAAAACCAAAATGTGTATTACCAGGCCAGAAAACAGGCGGCAAGATGGGACGAAAGGCTATCAAGCCGGGAGATGGCATCTGAGCTTCTCGGAATAGCGGCATATACACTTGGCGATTACGAGCTTGGAAATGTCAAACGAGTACCGCCAGACAAGGTCTTACTCATGGCCGATCTTTACAATGCACCGTGGTTGTTGACGAATTACTGCAAGAATGAGTGCCCGATATGCGGATTCCTTCCTTTGGCAACGGAGGAAAAGAACATACAAGGAATTGCGCTTCGGCTCCTAAAGGGGCTGAACCAGAACGATCTTGAGAAAATGAAAACCCGTTTAATAGATATTACAGAGGATGGGAGCATAAGCGATGACGAACTGGAAGCGCTAAGAGGGATATCGGAGTATCTGAATAGCCTTGTAGAAGTGATAAGCGAATTCAAGATTGTCTGCGATAAGCACTTAAAAGACGGGGAGTGAGGTGGAGAATGTGAAGAAGAAAAGAATACACTCAGAAGCAAAGCTGATAGCGGTATCTGCGTCGATGCTTTTTCTCGGAGCGACGTTGCAGGGTTTAAATGGGAAAGAAGTATGTCCTATGGCAATGCAGCCAGAGACAGTAGAAGCGGCGTCAGATATAAAAGAGGATTTGCCGTCTGATGTGATTACAGCCAGTAATCTTGATCCGGTAAATTTCACATTTCCGTATAACACGATGTCGGCAGATTGGGGAGCAGGTGAAGTGATATATCGTTTCTATGAATTGCCCGATAAATGCTTGGAGACAGGGGGATGCTTTCCGGAGGTAGTGCAGGTATATACACAATGCCTTTGTGAGCAAAACGGTATTTCCTATCCGATGGTAGTGGCCCTCATAGAGAGGGAAAGTCAGTACCGATACGATGCGTTGGGAGACGATGGAAAAAGTAAAGGATATATGCAGATTTATCAGATGTGGCATGAAGAACGAATGGAGAAGCTGAACTGCAAAGATTTGCTTAATCCATACCAGAACATCAAAGTTGGGATAGACTATTTGGCTGAGCTTACAGAAAAGTACGAGGATGAAAGGCTGGTACTTATGTATTACAACAGGGGCGGCAGAAATTCGTATGGAACGGGAGCCTTGGATTTGTGGGAAAAAGGCATATACGAGACGGAGTATTCAAGAACGATTTTGGAAAGAATGTCCGAGATCGAGAAGGAGCTAGGTGCGACAGAATGAAGCGGATAAGAAGAGTGGTAATTAAGAATTGGATTCCATTAACCATAGGTTTTTGTTTGACAGCTGTGGCAGTGAAAAGTGCATATGAATGGCGGGGGTATGCCGCAGTGGGGAGTGAATGGTTGGTTTTGCCATTCACTGTTTTTGCTTTTGATAGGGGGAAGAAATTTCTCAGAAACGCCCTTCCTGTTTTGGTTGATGCTATCCGAGAAGAGAGAAGGTGCAAAGGAAGATAATGTGTGCAATATGTAGAAAAGAGCCATGCGACAGCAGATGTCCGAATGCCCCGGAACCACAGCCAGTTACAATTTGCATTGGCTGCGAAGAGGGGATATACCCAGGAGAAAAATACTTAGATTTGCCAGAAGGTGCGATATGTGAAGCGTGTGTTGGGGCAATGAACGGAAGAGAACTTCTGGAGTATTTAGGGCAGGAGTTATGCGAAGCACATGAAAGCGATTTTTAAAGGAGGATGATAAGAATGATTACACAGCAGACAGCAAACAGACAGCAGATGCCGGCCACTCAACAGCAGGCACCGCCAGTTCCTATAGTGAATCAAGTAAAAGCAATGCTGTCAGAGGATAAGGTAAAGAAAAAATTCACAGAGATACTGGGGCAGAAAGCACCTCAGTTTATGGCATCAATTATAAATACAGTGTCAGGCAGTGCGCAGTTAAAGAAGTGTCCGGCAGCATCAATAATTGGAGCTGCATTCGCGGCGGCAACATATGACCTTCCAATAGACAGCAATCTGGGCTTTGCTGCTATTGTTCCGTACAACGAAAGCGTACTAAATCCCCAGACAGGGCAGTATGAAAAGCATCCGAGAGCACAATTCCAGATGATGTACAAGGGGTTCATCCAACTGGCAATCCGCTCCGGATACTACGAGAAAATGAATTACGCAGTGGTCTATGAGGACGAGCTTCAGTCGTACAACCCGATCACAGGGGAGATTAAATTTGTGGAGGATTTCAGCAACTGTACACAGAGGGATGTCGGTGACGCTACGCATGTGGCTGGGTATTACGCATGGTTCCGGTTGAAAACCGGGTATAGCCAGGAACTATATATGTCAAAGAAAGCGGTTGACAATCATGCAAGGAAATATTCACAGGCATACAGATATGATCTGAACAAGGGCAAGAAGTCGAGCAAATGGACTACGGACTTTGAGGCAATGGCATTAAAGACGGTAATCAAGCTGCTTCTCAGCAAGTGGGGAATCCTGTCAGTAGACATGCAGAGGGCCATCCAGGACGATCAGAAAACCTTTGACGGAGAAGGGGATGGAAGCTACGGAGACAATAAGCCGGATGCTTTACCGCCAGCACAGGACCCATTTCAGATTGAGCAGCAGGAAGAGGAAGAACCAGAAGACGTAGATATTGAAGATATGTAGGAGGTAGGGATATATGATTTTGACGGCAGAGAATTATTATAGCCAGGAGGCAGACAAGGAGTACATGAGTGTATCACAGTTCAAGGATTTCAACGGTACATACGGAAAGATGCCTTGTGAGTTTACAGCACTGGAAAAGTTGGAACGAAGATGGGAAGAACCAAAGTCTACGGCGCTTATGGTCGGTAGCTACGTGGATTCCTATTTTGAGGGAACGTTGGATACGTTTAAGCTGGAGAATAAGGATTTGTTTAAGCGTGATGGAACCTTGAAAGCCGAGTATGTAGGAGCAGAAAAGGTAATTGAGCGAATTGAACGGGACTCGTATTTTATGAAATTCATGTCCGGCGAGAAGCAGGTAATTATGACCGGAGAACTGTTCGGGGTAAAATGGAAGATCAAAATAGACAGCTATCTTGAGGATATTGCTATTGTTGATTTGAAAGTTATGGCCTCCATTACGGATCTGAAATGGGTGAGAGATATCGGCTACCTCGATTTTGTCCGGTATTGGGGATATGACATTCAGGGAGCGGTTTATCAGGAAATCGTAAGGCAGAACACCGGGAAGAAACTTCCGTTCTACATTGCCGGGGCCACGAAGCCCACAACGGCACAGAAAGAGCCGGATATTCGCATTATTCATGTGACACACA